AGAACTGGCAACGTGGAGGACACGAGCTTCCGCTCGGGCGATCAGGGCGAGTGGCACGCCGAGTGCCCAGGCTGCCGCAACGTGCTTCCAGTTGCCTTCGAGGTTCTAAGCAAGGAGCAGCGTGGCGGCGTGATCTGGGACCGAGCGGCGCGGCGCGATGATGAGACGTGGGACGTGGGGCGCGCGGTGGAGACCTGCCGCTTTCGCTGCATCTCCTGCGGGCACGAGTCCGCCGACAGCGACGCGACCCGCGCCGGCTGGGCGAAGACCGGGCGCTTCGTGCCGATGAATCCTGCGGCGCCTCGGGAGGTGCGCTCGTTCCGCCTCGAGGCAATCGTGACGCGGCCGATGCGGCTGCTCGTGGAGGAGTTTCTCCAGGCCGAAAACCAGCTGGTCCGCACGGGCGACGAGCAGGCGAAGATCGAGTTCCGGACCAAGCGGCAGGCGCTGCCGTGGATCGTCGAGAAGAAGGCGGTCAACGTGCTGCTGAAGGACTCGGGCTACAAGCTCTCCGACTACGCGCAGGGCGAGTCGATCCCCGACGAGGCGATCCGCTTTCTCGCGATTGATCGCCAGCAGGACCATTTTTGGTGCGAGGTCGGCGCGTTCTCCACGGCGCAAGGGCCGCGCTATCGCCAGCTATGGTTCGGGCGCATCGACACGCGCGACCAACTGCGCGCGCTCCAGGAGCGGTTCAAGGTGTCGAGCGCCTGCGTCGCGCAGGACCGCGGGTACCGGCCGGCAGACGTGGACCGCGACTGCGCGGAGTTCGGATGGCGCTCGATGCGCGGCTACGGCCGGCGGACGTGGACGATGCGAGACGAGGCGACCGGGACGATGGTCAACTTCCCGTTCAGCGATCCGCAGGTGAGCGACTACCGCGGGGGCGACGTCTACTTTTACAACTGGTCCGGCGACTACTTTAAGGACACGTTGGCGACCGCGCTGGAGGGCAAGGGCGATCTGCGCTGGGAACTGCCGTCCGACGTTAACCCGCTCTATCTTGAGCATCTCAAGGGCGAGGCTAAGGTCGAGGTGCGGACGGGCGTCTGGGAGTGGCGCGAGGTACGGAGCAACGCCCCCAACCACGGCCTCGATACCTCGGCGATGCTGCTTTGTATGGCGACGATTGCGGGCATCATCCGCTTCGTGCCGGCGAAGACGTAGCGTGGAATTGAGGCCGCGCTTTTCCTCAAAGTAGTTCTTGAGATTCCCGAGCGGTTGGGTTTCTCTGGTCACGTCAACAACGACAACCTCAACAAAACAACGACAATGAACACCAACGCCAACCACCTCGACAACATCACCCGCAAGCTGACGATGTTCCCCTCCTTCTCTGCGCTGCTGACCGCCGAGGGCAACTACCGCCCGAGCTTCTACCTGACCAAAGGCAAGCTCGGCGAGAACCTCCAGAAGCAGACGCTGGCGATGGCTTACGATGACCACCAGGAAATGCGGGGCGACAGCCGCCGAGCCTATCGCGGCAACTTCTAAGCCCACCGGGGCGGGCTAAAAACCCGCCCCAACTTTTTTTCCGAAAGACGCTTGACTATCCCCACCGCTTAGGTTTCTCTCTGCACGTAATCAACAACGACCAATGAAGACCACCATCGATTCCCGCACTTACACCGTCGAAGCTCTCGAAGTCGGCCCGCTCGTCGCCGCTGATCTGGCCGGCAGAGGCTGGGAGCCGCGCTACTACGTCGCGACCGGCGTCCGCGGCGCGGTGTTCCTCGCCGTCCGTTGCCCTAAAACCGGCCGCTTCGAGCGGTCCTGAGCTTATGCCAGACGCAGCCAAGAACCCCGCCGCGGTCGCGCTAGGCCGCCTAGGCGGGCGGATCCGATCCGAAGCCAAGGCCGCCGCCGCAAGGCGCAACGGCAGACGAGGCGGGCGACCGCCGAAGCAGATCAAGCCGCTCCCATAGTGGGGCGGCTTTTTTGTCGTCAAATCGAAGCCAGCGCGCCGCGTCAAAAAACCTTTTGACGGCGGCCGCTTCAATATGGCGGCAGACAATCCTTTTCTCGACGTCGACGTCGCGACGCTGAACACGCTCAAGACGAAGGTGCTGGACGCGATTCAAGCCTGCCTTCTGAACACGAGCTACTCGCTCAACGGCAAGAGCGTCACGCGCGCCGATCTTAACACGCTTAACAAGATGCTAGGCGACATCACCGCCGCCATCGAGTACCAGAACGGCGACACGACCGACACGACGTTTGTCAGCTTCAACGGGAACTGATTATGCAGACTTTCGACGCGACGGCAGTCATCCGCAATCGGCCGTGGTTCGAGCGGGCGCTCGAGACCATTGCGCCGCAGGCCGCGCTCCGCCGGCTCCAGGCTCGCGTCGAGACCGCGCTTTTCAGCTACAACGCCGCGCAGACGAATCGGCTTTACGCGCCGATGCAGTACGGCCAGCCGAGCGAGTCCTCGCAGACGGTGCGCGAGCGAGTCGTGATGATGTGGGAGGCGCGCAATCTGGTCGAGAACTGCCCCGAGGTGAAGGAGGTCTCGCGCAAGTTCGGCAACTACCTGACGCCGACCGAATACTCGCCGGCGACCGGAGACCGCGACTACAACGCCACGGTCAACGAGTGGTTTCATAGTTGGTGCAAGCAGGCCGACGCCACGGGCCGCAATTCGTTCCGCAAGCTCGTGCAGCTGGCCGCGGAGAACCGGCCAGTGGACGGCGACTGCGGGTTCGTCATCCGCCGCGTGGGCGACGGGCTAAAGCTACAGCTGGTGCCGGCGACCCGCATCGGCAATCCGAATGAGATGGGCCTCGACTCGGAGAACTACTTTGAGGGCGTCATTACTAACGAGTTCGGCGTCCCGGTCGCGTATCGCATTTACCGCGTGACGCGCGAGGGCGTTTACTTCGGCGCGGAGGATGTGCCGGCTGGGAACTTCTGCCACTACTTTGACCCGTTCCGCGTCGATCAGTACCGCGGCGTGACCGACTTTCACGCGGCGATCCAGACGGCGCGGATGCTGCACGAGATCCTCCAGGCCGAGAAAGCCGGCGTGCGCTTCGCCTCGCAGCAGGCGGCGCTCGTCTTCACGGACCGCGGCACGGCCAACTCGCGCAACCTCTTCACTCCGACGCCGAGCGCTGTCCTGCCGAGCGGCCAGCAGCAGAAGAACGAGCTTTCCGAAGTCGGGATGATTAAGTATCTCGGCCAGGCTGATCGCGTCGAGACGATGCCGGCGCGGCCGAGCACCGCCTTCACGGGCTTCATCGCGCATCTGATGCACGAGCTTTCGATCGCCGTCGGCATCCCGAAGGGCGTTCTTTTCGGCACGCAGGATTACGCCGGCCCGAGCGTGCGCGCGGAGTTTGCCGCGGCCGACCGAGTGTTCGCGCGACATCAGGGCGTGCTCGTCGACAAGGTGCTGGATCCGATCAAGAACGCGGTCATCCTCGACGCCATCGCCCGCGGCGAGATCCCGGCGCCTCCGGTCCGCGCTGGCGAGACTCCGGTGCAGACGCTCAAGCGCGCGACCCGCGGCGAGTGGCGCTTCCCGCCCAAGCTCACTATCGACGTCGGTCGCGAGTCCGCGGCCAATATGAACGAGAACCGGCAGGGCGCGAAGTCCTTGCAGGAGATCGCGGCCGAGCAGGGCACCGATGCATTTACCCGGCTCGAGCAGATCGCGGCGGAGGCGAGCTACGTCGGAGAGCTCGCGAAGCGGTACGGCATTCCCGAGACCGCAATCCGTATGGTCACGCAGCAGTTGCCCGCTAATCCCTCGATGGCTGCGGCGCTTGGCACGAGCGTCACCGAGGACGCGGTGGATGCGGTCAATGCGACGACGGGCAAAGCCGCGGCGCCCGAGCAGGCTGCGCCAGTTGCTCCCACGGAAACCATCAATGCCTCGGCGGACCTGATCACCATCAACTTCGCCGAGGACTCCTACGTCCCGAACGACGCGATGGCGGCGAACGCCCGCCGTGCGCTCGAGGTGCGGGCCGGCAAGCCGCCGTCGCAGCGCGGAATGACCGCCGTCGGCCTGGCTCGGGCTCGGGACATCCAAAACAAAAAGTCGCTCTCCGAGGAGACGGTGCGCCGGATGAAGGCTTATTTCGACCGCCACGAAATTGACAAGCAGGGCGAAACGTGGGCACAGCAGGGCAAGGGCTGGCAGGCGTGGCACGGCTGGGGCGGTGACGCCGGTCAGACGTGGGCGAACGCGATTGTTGAGCGATTGAATAAGCAGCGGCAGCAGAACAGCGCGCCGGCCGAGAACCGCGTCCAGTTCTCCGCAGCGACCGAGGTTGAGCTCGCGATCAAGAGCAACGGCGTCCACGCGAACGACTGGCTGACGGCCGTTCAGGAATACCGCAAGGAACTCCACGCCCGCAGCGCGCCGTACACCGAGCCGGTCATCGTGGGGAAAAGCGCGGTCCAGCTCCTCGAAAAGAAGAAGGAGTTTGAGCTCCCGACGCCGAACGCCGGCGAGAATCACGAAGACTTTATGGCGCGCTGTATGGCGGACCCGGTCGCAACCGCCGAGTTCCCCGATGCGGCGCAACGCACGGCGGTCTGTATGCGCCAACATCCGCGCGATATGGCGAAGGTCGGACCGAGTGGGGCCATCGTTTCCTCCGACAAGGCGCCGGCCTCCGACACGCCGAACCGCCGACCCGAAGGCGAGGGCACGGCCAAGGGAGACGCCAGCACGACGCGCGGCGCGGACGTTCCAGCAGAAGTCGAGAAGACGCTCCAGGACAAGGCCGACGACTTCAATGAGCGGCACAAATCCAAGCTCGGTTACGGCGCGACCATTGGACAACTGCGGTCCGTTTATCAGCGCGGCGTCGGTGCGTACAACGTGTCGCACTCGCCAAAGGTGCAGTCTCAGCAACAATGGGCTTACGCTCGCGTGAATGCGTTCCTTTATTTGCTGAAGAACGGCAGACCGGAGAATCCAAAATACACGCAGGACAACGATCTCTTGCCCGCCAAGCATCCGAAGGCCGCAAAATAATATGAACGACACGCAGACCCAAATCGAAAGGCTGATCGAACTCGCCATCGTCCAGCGCACCGAGCTCAAGCAACTCGTCGAGCAGTTGCCGCAGTTGCGCGAGCATCTCAACGCGGAGGTCGAGCGCACCATCGAGGAGGTCGAGCCGCAGCTGCGCGCCGAGCTTGAGGACTGGACCACCAAGCAGACGATCGACCAGACTGCGAAGCTCGGGGCCGCGCTCGAGGCCAAGATCACAGAACTCTCCAAGGCGCTCGAGGTCAGCACGCAGGCGCGATACAACGCGATCATCGCCGAGCGCGCGAAGAGCGCGAACCTGGCCGAGCAGGCCGAGGCCAAGATCGCGGAGCACGCGGCAAAGCTGCCTTCGGCGGTCAAGGAGATTGTCAGCGCGGAGCTCTCGCGCTTCCCGCGGGCCGGTGAGATCGACCAGCTGCGGAAGGAGTTTGCCGAACCTCGCGGGCTTAATCCCCGCGGCAAGTGGTCGCCGGACGAGACCTACAACCGGCTCGACCTGGTCGCGTACAACGGCGACAGCTATGTCTCCAATCGCGACGGGAACGCGGAAAGGCCGAGTCGCACGAGCGCGGAGTGGACGCTCTCGGCGGCGCGTGGTGCGGGCGGCGGCGGTGGTGGCATCACTTCGCTCAATGACGTGCTCAACGCGCCGACGAGCGGGCAGATCATCGGATCGGAAAACGGTCAGTACGTGCCCAAGACGCTCGCGGCAGGCGCGAACATCACGATCACCGAGACGGCGAACACGATCACGATCATCGGCGACGAGGGCCAGATTTCGCTCTCGGATGGCACCGCTGGCGCGCCGTCGCTGCATTTCACGAGCGACACCGACACGGGAGTTTACCGCCCAGGAGCGAACACGCTCGGCATATCGGTCAGCGGCACGCAAATCGCGTACTTCGACGAGGACGGGCTGACAATCCCTAACGCGGGCGTTGCCGCTGGCGGCTCCTTCCACGCTGCGAACGGGAACGCGAACAATCCCTCGCACTCGTTCACGAGCGATCAGGACACGGGCTTTTTCCGTCACGCCACGAATCAAATCGGCGTTTCGACGAACGGAGTCGCGAGCCTGATCTTTACTCAAAACGCGGGCGAACTTCTGGGCCACACCGGCGTTTCGGTGACGTTCGGCGCCGGCTCGAGCGGGGCGACGATTGCGCTCGGTCAGGGAACGAACGGCGGCGTGACGATCACGCCGAAGGGAAGCGGCACGGCGGTCGTGAACGGGACGACGATTCCCGCGAGCAAGACGCTGGTCGTGACGACGGACAAGCTCTCCGCTCTGGCGGCGACTTCTTCCTCAGAGCTTGCGGGCGTCATCTCCGACGAAACCGGAACCGGCTCGCTCGTCTTCGCCAACACGCCCACGCTCGTCACGCCAAACATCGGCGCGGCGACTGGGACATCGGTCAATCTAAGCAGCAACGCCACGGTGGGGGGGACGCTGACGGTGAGCGGAGCAGTTACTGGACCGTCTCACACCGCACCGGCTGCGACCAACCTCACTCTATCGGGTGGCAGCAGCGGGGCTAATCTAGTGTTGGCGCAAGGGGCAGGATCTGGGGCGTATTTTAATAATTCAATGCGTGTCGGAGGCGTCGCCCCTGCCAATTCGCTATATGGTTACACAAGCATCGAATTGGGACAAAAGGGACAAGGGCTTTTTGGCGGTTATAACGATAGCTACTGGCTACACGGGGCGTACTACAATGGAGGCTGGAAATACGGAGACGTCACTCCCCCATTAGCAATAAGTGCGAACGCTGGTAATCTAATCTTTTATATGGCTCCTTCAGGGAGCCCCGATGCCACGCTTACGTGGTCGGAAAAGATGCGGCTGACGGCGGGCAATAACAACCTGCTGATTGGTGGAACGACTGACATTTCCGGCAGCGGCGGTCTGAAGGTCTTTGGCACGACCGACGCGAACAGCACCATTTCGGGCGCTCTGCAAGTTCTAGGCGGTGTCGGTGTGGCAAAGTCGGCGTGGTTTGGTGGCACCGTCTACGCAGGCTCAGGAACGTCGAAGGCGTACATCGCATCGGACGGATCGAATGTCGGATATCTAGGCACAACGACCGGCGCCTTCCCGGTAGAAATCCGACCCAATCAAACGACGGTCGCGCGATTCACGACGACTGGCAACCTGCTCGTCGGCACGACGACGGACGGTGGGCAGAAGTTGCAGGTTATTTCTGGTGACTCATACATTGCGAGATTTACGGACGGCTCCACGGCATCAGTAAACATCCAGAAATCCGCTATTGTCTTCGCTAATTCTGGAATCAGCGCATACGCGGCTGGCAACTACGATGCGTCTTCGCATACGTTTAAGATTCAGACGGTCACCGCCCTCACCCTCGACAGCAGCCAGAACGCGACGTTTGCGAAGAAAATCGCATTTACGGCACAAGCGACTGGAACAACGCTTATTGATCTATCGTCGACAGATGATGGGAAAATCTTGGGCTATGGCGGTAGCACCTATTTGAAGATGGGCGGCAATTTCCGGCTTAACGCCGGGAATGAGGGGTTTCTGGCAGTAGCAGAAAACGCAATCGTTCAAGTAGCGTCGACTTACTGCAAACTATTCCAGCCGCTTTGGCTTTCAAATGCGTATGTTGCTGGCGCGCCAACGGCAACAGGTTATCTCGTAATCAAAGACTCCACCGGAACCTCATACAAGATTCCGGCAGTAGCCCTCTAATACTTATCCTATGCAAACGAACATTGTTCCCGTCGCAGTTTATCCCGGCGAGGCTAACACGCTCTACATCCGCAGCATTGCGCTCGGTACTCCGCCGCAGTATTACTACGAGCTTCAGAACGTCGTCGTTGTTCCGCCCGTGGCCGAGCAGATCGACCCGACCACCGGCGCGGTCCTTATCGCGGCGGCTCCCGAGCAGAACATCGTTACCGTGCTGAAGAACGGCAACGTGAATATGACCGAGGACCAATGGGACAACTGGGCCGCCGGTCCGATCACCGAGGACGAGCCGTATCAGCTCGACTGCATCGCCACGAACCTCGGCCTGACCCGCGCCTAATTTGACGAGCCGCCCTGACGCTATGGAACAAAACACCATCTCGCCCGAGCAAGCACTTCAGAATCTCGCGCACGTCGCCGCCGCTTACCGAGGCACCGCGCAGGAGCACGATCTCCTGCGCCAGTCGGTGCAAGTTTTGGCGGACGCGATTAGATTGAAGCCTTCCGCGTAATGCTCGACTTCCTCTCAAGTGCTCTCGGTGGTGGCGCCCTCGGCGTCCTCCTCCGGATCGGAAACGGATTCTTCGAGGAGTTCCGCGCCGGCCGAGAGCACGGGAGGAAATTGGAGGAGGCGAAGGCCT